TCTGTTCCATTTTTCCTTCAACCAGGCGTGAAGATTCTTAACAAAGGGTCAATTGAATTTGCAAATGATAGTAAAGTCGTTGCAGCTGCAACTTCTTCAAGTTCGATTCGTGGTATGTCAATCAACCTATTGTATCTTGACGAGTTTGCATTCGTAGACGATGCAGAGACATTCTATACTGCAACATATCCCGTTGTGACCTCGGGTAAAGACTCAAAGGTTATTATTACCTCAACTGCAAATGGTGTGGGTAATATGTTCCATAAGATATATGAAAGTGCAATTCATGACCAATCAGAATACAAATCATTCTTAATCAACTGGTATGACGTGCCTGGCAGAGATGACGAATGGAAGAAAGAAACAATTGCAAACACTTCAGAAGCACAATTCGAACAAGAGTATGGAAACTCATTCTTAGGAACTGGTAATACACTTATCAATAGTAATACACTACTTGGTATGAGAGCATTAGACCCCGATTGGAATAAAGACAATCTGTTTCTATATGAAAGACCAATTGAAGGTCATAGATACGTTTGCACTGTAGATGTATCAAAAGGAAGAGGTATGGATTACTCTACATTCACGATTATAGACGTGACTACGAGTCCATTTAAACAAGTTTGCACGTATAGGGATAATATGATATCACCTCTTCTCTTTCCCGATATTATAAATAAATACGTAAAACATTATAATGAACCAGTCGTTATTATAGAAAATAATGCAGAGGGTGGAATGGTTGCAACACAATTACATTACGAGATAGAATATCCGAATGTTTTTGTCCAAGGTCAATTAAAAGCAGAAGACATTGGTGTAACTATGTCGAGAAAGATTAAGAGAATCGGTTGTTCTACTCTTAAAGAATTATTAGAAGAAAATAGACTTATCCTCAACGATAGGCACACTATAACAGAACTTATGACTTTTGTCCATAAGGGAAATAGTTGGGAAGCGGATAGAGGATATAATGACGATATGGTCATGAATTTAGTGTTATTCAGTTGGTTTGTAACAACTGCATACTTTGAACATTTAACAGATACACAAGTTAAAGACTTATTATATGCAGAACAACAGAAGTTAATAGAAGATGATTTACTACCAGCTGGTGTTTTTGACGGACAAAGTGGTCAAGATACCTTTGTAGACACTGAAGGAGACAGATGGTTCACATCATCTATGAATAATTAAAACAAAGTAGGTTTGTTGGGTTATTTAAAGTTATAAATAAAACAGTAAACAACTTTTTACATTAACAGGAGTAAAAGTATGGCATTTCAAGTATCACCAGGCGTACAGGTCTCAGAGATAGACCTTACAAATGTTGTTCCAGCGGTATCATCAACTACAGGTGCATTTGCTGGACATTTCCAATGGGGCCCTGTTGGTGAAGTAGTAACAGTTTCAGATTCAAAGGGTTTAGTTGATAATTTCTATCAACCTGCTAATTCCGACGCTGGAGCAGAGGACTTCTATTCAGCGGAAGCATTTTTAAAGTATGGTTCATCACTTAGAGTGGTTAGAATCAACACATCTCAACTAAACAACGCAAACGCTTCAAACGCAACTGCATTATTAAAGAACGATGACGATTACGTCAACACTTACCAAGATGGTTCTCAGAGTGGAACTGTAGGTAATTACATTGCAAAATACGCAGGTTCTTTAGGTAATTCATTAAAAGTTTCCGTTTGTGGTTCATCAGATGCGTATTTTAACGACGCAGTAACAACAACTTCTGCACAAGAATCAGTAGGACAGACAACAATATCTGTTACTGCTTCTTCAGGAATGTTTGTTAGAGATATCGTTAGATTCGCAGGTCACAATACAGAGTATAGAGTGACTTCAATCCCCGATTCAACTTCAATAGTAGTTGAAGCAATCGGACAACCTGCTGGAACAGGTCTAACTGCATTAGTTGCCTCAGGTGCTAACGTAGATAGATATTGGGAGTTCTATAGTTCTTTCGATAAAGCACCTGGCAAGTCGGGTACTGCAACTGCCGCTGGTGGTTCAGATGACGAAATTCACGTAGTAGTTTCAGACGAAGACGGAGAGTTAACTGGAGTTAAAGACACAATCCTAGAAACATATGGTTTCTTATCACTTGCGTCAGACTCAAAAGGTTCTCAAGGTGAGTCAAACTATTACAAAAACGTAATTGCACAAAAATCAGACTATATTTACTGGTCAGGTCATTCAACAGACCTACTTGCAAGTGCAAACGAAACAAGAACACACTTACAATCTGCTACAACAGCATTTGGAAGACCTTCAGGTGTTATCTCTCACTCATTACAGGGTGGAGTTAACGGAAGAGCTCCTACTGCTGGTGAGAAATATGGTGCATACCAAACACATTTCGGTGATGCAGAAACAGTAGACGTGTCATTCTTAATCGTAGGTTCAACAAGAACAGACGATGGTTCAGGTAACGAACAAGATTTACTTGCAGACCACAACACAATATGTAACCAAATTATACAAATTGCAGAAGACAGAAAAGACTGCATGGTTATATGTTCACCAAGACGTGCAAGTGTTGTTGGTGTATCAAGTGAATCAACACAATCAACAAACGTTATTGCTGATTATTCATCAGTCACTTCTTCCTCATATGCAGTGTTAGACAGTGGTTGGGTATACTCATATGACAGATATAACGACAAATACTGCTACGTGCCCTCTAATGGACATACAGCGGGTATTATGGCAAGGTCAGACTTATTAAGAGACCCATGGTTCTCACCTGCTGGTTTCTCAAGAGGTCAATACTTAGGTATTACTAAACTTGCTTTTAATCCTTCACAATCATCAAGAGATGACTTATATCGTGCAAGAATTAACCCAATTGTTACCTTCCCAGGCCAAGGAACAGTATTATTCGGAGATAAAACAGCACTAACTTCACCTTCTGCATTCGATAGAATCAACGTAAGAAGGTTATTCATAGTATTAGAGAAAGCAATTGCAGTTGCAGCTAAATCACAACTCTTTGAATTCAACGATGCATTCACAAGAGCTCAGTTTAGAGCTGCTGTAGAACCTTTCCTAAGAGACGTTAAGAACAGACGAGGTCTAGTAGACTTCTCAGTATTATGTGATGAAACTAACAACACTGATACAGTTATAGATAGAAACGAATTTGTATGTTCTATCTTTGTGAAACCTGCTAGAAGTATTAACTTTATAACTTTGAATTTCGTTGCTGCTAGAAGTGGTGTCGATTTTGAAGAAATTTACAGTGCAGTTTAAGGAGAAATAAATGGCAACTATAGACCAATTTAAAGCACAACTTATCGGAGGAGGCCCAAGAGCTAACCGATTTAAAGTTTTCATACCAAGAGCTGGTAATAAGATTGAATTCTTATGTAAAGCTGCTAATATCCCTGCGGCTACGTTGGGAGAAGTTGTGGTTCCTTTCAGAGGACACAATCTTAAACTTGCTGGAGAGAGAACATTTGCTGACTGGCAGATTACAGTTATCAATGATGTTGAGTTCTCAGTAAGAAGTGGTCTAGAAGCATGGCAAGAAGAGATTCAAGCATTAGATAGTGGAGAAGGTTCAACAACTACAGACTATCTTATTTCTAGAGCATTCGTAGAACAGCTTAACAAAGATGACTCAGTCCTTGCGAGATACGAGTTTTTCAACATGTTCCCAAAAAACATAGGTGAAATTGCTTTATCATATGATACAGTAGATGCACTTGAGGAATTTACAGTTGACTTTACTTTCTCTCACTGGGAAAGAGTTCAATAACTTTTACAGTGAAAAGTGACCACTATAATGTGGTATAAATATTAGTATGGAAATTTTAGGGTTTGAAATAAATCGTAAGAAAGACGATTTAAGAACGATAGAGGACAAAAATCAAAAGTCCTTTGTCCCACCCGTTGACGATGATGGAACTCCCGTCATTGAGCAACAGAGTGGTTTCGTATCGGGTGCAGCCTACGGGTCGTATGTCGATATGGAAGGTGGTGTCAAGAGTGAGGCAGAACTCATTCGTAGATACCGAGAAACCTCTTTGGTTCCCGAGTGTGATTCGGCAATCGAAGATATAGTCAATGAGTGTATCACTTCTGACACATCAGATAAGATAGTGACCCTTGACCTCAGAGATGTAAAACTCTCTGACAGTATCAAAACAAAGATACAAGAAGAGTTTAATCACATCTTATCTCTAATGAAGTTCAATCAGAACTCTCATGAATTATTCAGAAAATGGTACGTAGATGGAAGAATATACTTCCATAAGGTTGTTGATAGTAAACGACCTAAGTTAGGTATCGTTGACCTAAGAAATGTTGACCCAATTAAGATTAAGAAGGTCAGAAACATTGAAAAGGAAAAAGACCCTAGGACTAAGATAGATAGAATTAAAAAGATTGAAGAATTCTATATGTTTAACGACAAAGGATTCGATAAATCGACTGCAACCGAAGGGGTTACAGTAAAAATTGCACCTGAGGCAGTGACATACACTACTTCGGGTCTATTAGATTACACTAAGAATGTTGTAATCGGGTATTTGCATAAAGCATTGAAGACTGCAAATCAGTTATCAATGTTAGAAGATGCACTTGTTATCTATAGGATATCAAGAGCTCCTGAAAGAAGGATTTTCTACATAGACGTAGGTAACCTTCCTAAAGCAAAGGCAGAACAGTATCTTGCAGACGTTATGAATCGTTACAAGAACAAGTTAGTCTACAATGCAGATACAGGGGAAATCAAAGACGATAGAAAACATATGAGTATGTTGGAAGATTTTTGGTTACCAAGAAGAGAAGGTGGTAGAGGAACAGAGATTACTACACTTCCAGGCGGACAGAATTTAGATGATATTGCAGATATAGAATACTTTAAGAAGAAACTATATCAATCACTAAACGTTCCTGCCTCTAGAATGGAAGCAGACAATGGATTCAATATGGGTCGTGCGTCTGAAATTTCTAGAGACGAACTTAAATTTAATAAGTTCACAAACAGACTTCAGAAGAAGTTTGCAAGAGTTTTTACTGATATTCTTAAGACACAATTAGTTCTTAAGGAAATCACAACTGGAGAAGAGTTTGATTTAATCAAAGACTTCTTACAGTACGATTTTGCAACCGACAATCATTTTACAGAGTTGAAGGATGCAGAAATAATGAGAGAGAGAATAGATACTCTTTCTCAAGTATCCGACTATGTTGGACAGTATTATTCTAAAGAATATGTTAGAAAATACATTCTAATGCAGACGGAAGAAGACATTAAAAAGATAGATAAACAAATCTCCAAAGAAGGAGAGGGTGAATCAGATGAAAAAGGCGAAGATGACTTCGGAGGATTTTAATAAATGAGTAGTGAAATAGCAAAAGAAATAGTAGATTCAATAGAACAAGGTAAGTTGGATACTGCAAAAGCACAAGTTTTTGACGGAATCAAACAGAAGTCTGCAGAAGCAATCGACATGAAACGTGTTGAAATGCAAGTAGACTGGATGGATAAACAACCTGAACCTACTGGTGAAGCTGAAGAGTAATGAAATCATTTGCAGAAATTTCTGTTGAGTTAAAAGAGGCAAAGTTTAAACTTCCTCGTGGACATAAAGAACTCAAGAGAGACGTTGTTAAAGTAGGTGGTAAGGAGATAGTAATCACTTACACTGAATATAGAGGTAAGGTTCATGTATACGTAAATGGACAAGACTTCGGAGGTGCAACGTACAAGGATATGAAAACTGCAGAGAAAGAAATGAAATCCATGAAGAGTGTCATAAAACAAATGTCTGAGGAAGAAAATATAGATATAGAGGAAATTTTCAATGAAGTTAATATCAGAGTTTAATGATTACAGTGTTTCTCCAATCATAGTAGAGGAGAACGAAAAAGGACAAAAAGAATACTTTATCGAAGGTATTTTTATGCAATCCGAAATTAAGAATCGTAACGGAAGAGTATATCCTAAAGAGGTTATGCAGAAAGAAGTAGGACGTTACGTCAAAGAATTCGTTGAAAAGGATAGAGCATTCGGTGAGTTAGGACACCCCGAAGGGCCAACTATCAATTTAGACAAAGTGTCTCACATGATTACCAAATTAGAAGAAGATGGTAACAATTACGTGGGACGTGCAAAGATTTTAAGTACCCCCAATGGTCAAATCGTAAGAAATTTGATTGATGATGGTGCTAAATTAGGAGTTTCATCTCGTGGACTAGGTTCCCTAGAACAAAAAGGTGGTGCTCAATACGTAAAAGATGACTTTCAACTTGCAACAGCAGGTGATATCGTTGCAGACCCTTCTGCACCTGAAGCTTTCGTTAACGGAATTATGGAAGGTACAGAGTGGGTATATGAGAACGGATTACTTACTGCAAGACAATTTGACGAAATGCAGACTGAAATTAGGTCTGCTAAGTCGAATAATTTGGAAGAAGTTACAATTAAACAGTGGAAAAGGTTCGTTGAGAGTCTTTAACATATAAATAAAAAAGTAAACTCAAACAGGAGAAAAACATGGCAGAGTTAGAAAATAACCTAGATACAGTCGAAGAGACTGTTGAAGCTATAGAGGAAGGTCAACAACCTAACGCTAAAGCTGAAGATGGTGACAAGAAGCCAGTAAAACAAGGGTCTTCCGACGCTGAGAAAATCGAAAGCGGAAAGGGAGATGTCGTCAAACCTGAAGAAAATCCTGTTGACAAAGCTGTTGCATCAGTAAAAGCTGCTGAGAAAGCTCCTTCAAACGAAGGTGACGCTCAGAAGAAAGGTGCAGACAAACCTGAAAAGATGGAAAAAATCAAAGAAGGTGAAGAAGATTCTAAAAAAGATGTTGTTGAAACATCTAAAATGGAAAACATTAAAGCTATCGTCAACACTATGAAGGAAATGACTAAAGAAGAACTTCAAAAAACTTTTGGTGCTATATCAGAAGACGAAGTTGACGAGACCTTGACAAAAGCAGAAGTCGCTAGAAAAATCGTTGAAACACTAAAGAAACTTGACAACGAAGAAGTTGCTAAGATTCGTGAAAAGTATGAAGACGAAGAAGAAGAAGAAAAGGAAGAAGAAGTCAAAGAGGAATCTGTTGACGAAGAAACTTCTGCTGAACTTGAATCTTCATTAGTCGAGATAGAAGTAGAAGACGACCTATCTGCAATCTCAGAAGCTCTTGAACTTTCAGAAGAGAATCAAGAAAAAGCAAAAACAATCTTCAAAGCTGCTGTAACATCTAAAGTTGCAGAAATTAAAGAAGAACTAGAGTCTCAATACTCAGAAGAATTAAAAACCTCAGTAGATAAAGTCAAAGGTGACCTTGCGGAAGCAGTTGACAAATATCTTACTTATTGTGCAGATGAATGGACGAAAGAAAATGAACTTGCAATCGAAAGAGGTTTGAGGTCTGAAATGACTGAAAACTTTATCGAAGGGTTAAAAACATTATTCGTAGAACACTACGTTGATGTTCCTGAAGATAAGTACAACGTCATTGACGAACTCGCAAATCGTCTCGATGAGATGGAAGAGAAACTTGATAACGAAGTGTCTAAAAACATGGAAATTGTTGAGGAGAACGACTCTCTCAAGAGAAGTAACGTGATAAGAGAAGCCTGTGAAGACTTGTCTGAATCACAAAAAGAGAAAATGGAATCTCTTTCAAATGGTGTAGACTTCAAAGATATCGAAGACTTTCAAGAGAAAGTAACAGAAATCAAAGAAGCTTATTTCCCAATTGAAGGTGAAACCATCTCTGAAGATACAGTTGTTGAAGAAGGAACAGGAGAATTTGCTTCTAACGAAGATAAAGTCCTAGACCCTTCAATTGCTAGATATTCAGAGGCATTATCAAAACTTAAACCATTAGGTTAATTTAAAGGAATATTAAAATGTTTTTATCAGAAAACTTACAGGAGAAGTGGGAGCCGATTCTAGAACACTCCGATTTACCAAAAATCGAAGATAGCTACAAACGTGCAGTCACAGCTGTTATCCTTGAAAACCAAGAGAACGCTCTTAACGAAGACAGAGCTACTCTTGCAGAAGCAGCACCTTTAAATTCCACAGGTACAGGTATTTCTAACTGGGATCCAATCTTGATTTCATTAGTAAGACGTGCCATGCCAAATCTCGTTGCATACGACATTTGCGGTGTTCAACCAATGACAGGCCCAACTGGTCTTATCTTTGCTATGAAAGCAAGATATAACGATGACGTTGACGCTGATAGACTGAATACATCAGAAGCTTTACATAACGAAGCTAGAACTGATTACTCAGCATCTGCTCAAACAACATCAACAACAGTTGGAAGTGACCACTCAGGAGACCCATTCAATGGTTCTTATGCGTCACAAACTTCAGGCGGTATGTCAACAGCTAGTGCAGAAGCATTAGGTGACGCTGCTGGAAACCATTTTGCTGAAATGGCATTCTCAATTGAGAAAGCTACAGTGACAGCAAAGTCAAGAGCACTTAAAGCGGAATATTCATTAGAACTTGCACAAGACCTTAAAGCAATCCACGGCCTTGATGCAGAATCAGAACTTGCAAACATTCTATCATCAGAAATCCTTGCTGAAATAAACAGGGAAGTTGTAAGAAGTGTTAACAACCAAGCGAAAACTGGTGCAGCTGCTACAGCTTCAGCAGGTACTTTCAACTTGGACGTTGATGCAAATGGTAGATGGTCTGTAGAAAAGTTCAAAGGACTATTGTTCCAAATCGAAAGAGAATCAAATGTTATTGCTAAAGAAACAAGAAGGGGTAAAGGAAACTTTATTCTATGTTCTTCAGACGTAGCTTCAGCATTGTCAATGGCTGGTGTATTAGATTACGCACCTGCTCTTTCAACCAACTTAAACGTTGATGATACTGGTAATACTTTTGCTGGTGTATTAAACGGAAGAGTTAAAGTATACGTTGACCCATATGCTGGTTCAGACTACTTAACAGTTGGTTATAGAGGTTCAAACCCTTATGACGCTGGTTTATTCTATTGCCCTTACGTTCCATTACAAATGGTTCGTGCAGTTGGTGAGAATACGTTCCAACCAAAAATCGGTTTCAAAACTAGATATGGTATGGTGTCAAATCCTTTTGTCGGTGCTACACCTTCAGACGGACTTGCTTCAGCAGGAACAAACCAATACTACAGAAAATTTGCAGTGTCAAACATTCTGTAAGACGAAAGTCTCATTCCTTAATTGGAATACTAAAAAGGTCTCTTACGAGACCTTTTTTTTTGTTTAATGACTTCAATCGTTCAATGTCTAGGGAATACCCTATTCTTTACAGCGTGTCCTTCTAGTGAGGCCTTACCCCAATTTTATCTAGGTGCATAGCTCGGCACCATAAAGAAATTCGTTTACCACACTATTCCAATTCGTCAAAAATTTCAAGTGCTTCTCTGTTCGGTTTCTATCCACACCTCACGATTATATGCCACGTCTTAATTGACTTTAACAGTGTGGAACACCTTTTCTATACGGAACAACCTCTCACAACCAACTTACTTCCGTCTCGATTTCCTACCTTACTAGTATACCAAAAAGTGAGTGTTATTGTCAACCTAAATATAAGGTATCAATGATGATACAGACATAAACACACACACAGGAGGAAATTATGTCAAATGGAAAATCAGGTTATGAAATACGAGCCGACTTACTAAGTATGGCTCAGTCTATACTAATAGAAAACTTAC